GATTAAGGAGTTAGCCATCATGGATGATGACAAAGTGTTTTGGGCTCGCCTTGAGGAAATGCCTCCTTGGGAGGCCGAGCAAGAGTGTGTAGCTCGTAGAGAGCAACTGTGCCTTGAGAACGCAATGCTTGATGCCGAGCGGAACAAGCTCAACCCAACCGGTCGGCCTTACGAAACACGCGAATACAAGGCCCTTGGGGTTGCGATGAGAGAGAACGCAAGCCGGACAACGCGGCTAAACGAGCGGCTCAAATACTTGAGAAAGCTGCAGACTCGGCTGGAATGGAAGCTTGCGGTGCAGACCCTTTTTGGGCAGGAGGCTTATGAGCAGTGCGCTGTATGGCTAGAGCAGCAGTACAAGCATTTGAACGACACCAGACGAGAGTGGGCGGCCAAATGATGGCTAACGCCAGGTTAAGCGGGAGACAACAGCCGTGACCAAGCATGAAGACGAACAAGTGGTGGCCGCTGTTGGCTCTCCGCTTGAACCGACAGTTAGGCATCACGAGTGGGACGACGACGGGTGCTGCATTCACTGCGGCTTTGACGGTGCCGAGTGGCACTGGTGGAAGCACAGCACTTACGAAGGCCGCGCGCAGCCAGAAGCCAGGCGGCCGCTTTGCAAGGAACACCGATGAGCTACCACTGCACGAAGTGCAATCAACAGCGCGAACAAGGGTGCTTTGGGCCGCGTTGCCCAGGCATACCGACGCACCATGTTAGCGGCGACCTTCACCAGCGCGCCCGCCAGGAGTTGCAAGCGATTGAGCGGCACCTGACGAAGCGATGCCTGGCCGACGAGTTTTCGCTGACCAACTTGTGGCTTCTGGTGGACGCCAACGGGCGCGGCCAGTGATGCCTAACGCAAAGGTGAGCTGACGCACGAAAGCGCAGCTTTTGGGCGGTCAGCTCAACCGCCGGGTTGTGCGGCAACGTGATGGAGAGGACATGAAAGCACTGACGATTTGCCAGCCCTATGCGGCACTGATTGTGACCGGTGAGAAGCTGGTGGAAAACCGTGAATGGCCGACCAACTACCGCGGGCGGCTGCTGATCCACGCAGGCAAAAGCCGCCAGTGGCTCGTCGACGAGGACGAGCAGGTGTTTGCGGAGCGCGGCGACCCGCTGGTGTTCGGCGCTGCGGTCGGAGATGCGCGGCTTGCGGACGTGCTTCACATCGACCGCATTCAGCGCGGAGAGTACGACGCGAAATACCCGTGGCTGCGCGAGCACATGCACGCGCACGGTACTTGGTGCTGGGTGTTGCAGGACGTGCGCCGCTACGCGCAGCCGTTGCCGTGGAAAGGGGCGCAGGGCCTATGGGATTTCCCGGACGCTGCCTTGACGCACAACGTTCGAGCTGAACCGCCGCCGTAGGCGGTCGGTTCGAGCGAGGGGTTATGCGTGTGGTGAACGAAGGCACAAAGGTAGGCATGAATGAGTTGGCACTATTTGCAGGAGCAGGAGGCGGCATCTTGGGAGGGCACCTGCTTGGATGGCGCACCGTCTGCGCTGTTGAGCTTGATGCCTACGCCCGAAGCGTGCTGCTCGCCCGCCAGCGCGACGGGCTGTTGCCACGTTTCCCGATTTGGGATGACGTGCGAACCTTCGACGGCCGCCCCTGGCGTGGCCGGGCGCGAGTTGTCAGCGGCGGATTCCCATGCACCGACATCAGCAGCGCAGGAGGCCGCGCCGGACTTGAAGGCGAGCACTCCGGCCTGTGGCGAGAAATGGCGCGGATCGTTGGCGAAGTGGGACCGGAGTTCGCTTTCGTGGAGAACGCATCAGACCTTGTTGTTCGAGGACTCGACCGAGTGCTTGGCGACCTTGCCGACATGGGGTTTGATGCGCGATGGGGAGTTGTGGGCGCTGGAGACGCCGGACTTCCCCACGGCCGCAAACGAACATGGATCGTGGCCCACGCCCAAAGCGCGCGACTGGCGCAGCGGTGGGACGGACCCGAGCAAGGTTCAGGCGCGGATAGACAAGCGGCGGAATACTGGCGTGATCGACTTGCCGGATGCAGCAGTGCACCGCCTGTGGAAGCCTGGGTTCAGTGGACTGCTGAATCCGTGCTTCTCCGAAACGCTCATGGAATGGCCGATAGGGTGGACCGACTGCGCGCCATTGGGAATGGACAGGTTCCAAGAGTGGCTGCGGCGGCTTGGCGAATGCTCGCCCCGCAGCAACACGCATAACGCTAGGTTAAGCGGGAGACAACGGCCGTGACGCTGCCGACGAAGCGCACAGGTGCGGATAGCCGTTGGCTCTCCGCTTGAACCGACAGTTCGGCTGCATGCCGGGAAGGACCACGATGATTGATTTTGTTTCGACGCGCCAGACCACTGACGCACAAACCGCTGCCTGCGCGCGACTGCTGGCAGCAGTGATTGCGCAGGCCATCAAGGACGCCTGCAAGCCAATGACGGCCGATGAAAAGCGCAAGGAGAAGAACCTGGACAGCGAAGCGCGGCAGGCCATCCAGTTCTTGTTCGGCACCGACTCAGTATTCCCACTTTACGCGAGCCTGATCGGTAGTTCGGCAGAGTCGATCCGCTTCGCGCTGCTGAACAAGGCCGAAGACATGGTGCAGGTTGCGAGCCGCAGCTTCAGCGACATGGACCGCCGCGTGTTGAAAGGCCGGATGCGCTGGCGCGGTGAATTCATGCAGCCGAACGTTGCCGATAAGCGGCACGGCACGGTACTCCGTGACGGGTCCGCTTGATTGGCGTGTTCGGCTTCACTGGTGGCGCACAACGACTGATGACTATGAACTACGACGACTACGTACAAACGAAACTCTCTCGCGTGCCACCGACAGGCATACCGCACGGCGCCTACATGCCAGACCACGGCCTGTTCCCGCATCAGAGCGCGCTGGTGTCGTGGGCGTGCAAGCGTGGACGCGCTGCGATCTTCGCAGACACCGGGCTCGGCAAAAGCCGCATGCAACTGGCATGGGCTGAAGCCGTGCGACTGCACACCGGCCGCCCGGTGCTGATTCTTGCCCCGCTGGCCGTGGCGCCGCAGACAGTGGCCGAAGGCGCCGAGATTGGCGTGAGCGTGCTGCACTGCCGCGATGGAAGTGACTATGACCCGAGCGAAGGCGCGCGGATCTGCATCACGAACTATGACCGACTGCATCGGTTCGATTGCTCGATCTTCGGGGCTGTGGTGCTGGACGAGTCGAGCTGCATCAAGCACCACGACGCCAAGACGCTGCGCACGCTGCTGACTGCGTTTCGGGATACGCCTTTCAAGCTGTGCGCGACCGCCACCCCGGCGCCGAACGACTGGACAGAGCTGGGCACGCATGCCGAGTTCCTGGGCGTTTGCACGCGCGCCGAGATGCTGGCCGAGTACTTCACGCACGACGGCGGCGACACGAGCGTATGGCGCTTGAAGGGCCACGCGCGGCATATTTTCTGGCAGTGGGTGAGCCAGTGGGGCGCGATGGTGCGCCGCCCCTCAGACCTTGGCTTTGATGATTCGGCCTACGCGCTGCCGCCGCTGCACTTGCACGAGCACACCGTCGAAACCGAAATGCCGCTGAACGGGTTGCTGTTCGCGGCCGAGGCGCAGACCTTGAGCGAGCGCCGAGACGCGCGCCGCATGTCAACGGCCGACCGCGTGCGCGACTGCGCCGCGATTGTGAACAGCGAGGCGGCAGAGCCGTGGGTCGTGTGGTGCGACCTGAACGCCGAAGGCGATGCACTCACCAAGGCCATCAATGGCGCGGTGCAGATTGCTGGCGCCGACAGTACGGAAGTGAAGGAACAGCGCCTGGCCGACTTTGCGGCTGGCCGGTTCCGCGTGCTGGTGAGCAAGCCGAGCATCTGCGGCTTTGGCTTGAACTGGCAGCACTCTGCGCGCATGGCCTTCGTGGGCGTGACCGACAGTTTCGAGGCGTACTACCAGGCCGTGCGGCGGTGCTGGCGCTTTGGGCAGCGGCGCGATGTGCATGTGCATGTCTTCGCGTCTTCTTCCGAGGGCGCAGTGGTGGCGAACCTGAAGCGCAAAGAACGTGACGCCACCAAGATGGCCGAGAGCTTGAGCCAAGAAACCCGCGATGCCGTGATGCAGGAAGTGACCGGCACCACGAGGCAAACCAATATCCACAACGCAAGCCAGCGCGTGACCGTGCCGGCATTTTTGAAAGTAGCAGCATGAATTGCATCGACCAGATCGTGACCGACCGCTACGCCGCATATCACGGCGACTGCGTTGAAGTATTGAAGGGGCTGCCAGACGCGAGCATCGGTTACTCGATCTTTTCGCCACCGTTCGCCAGCCTTTACACCTACAGCAACAGCCCGCGCGACATGGGCAACGTGCGCGACGATGCCGAGTTCTTCGCGCATCTTGACTTTCTCATCGCCGAGCTGCGGCGCGTGATGAAGCCGGGCCGCAACATCAGTTTCCACTGCATGGATATGCCAAGCAGCAAAGAGCGCGACGGCGTGATTGGGCTGAAGGACTTTCCCGGCGATCTGCTGCGGGCTTTCCAGCGGCACGGCTTCATCTTCCACGCGAAGGTAACGATCTGGAAAGACCCCGTGACCGCGATGCAGCGCACCAAGGCGCTGGGCCTGCTTCACAAGAGCGTGCGCGAAAACTCTGCGATGTGCCGCATGGGCATTCCAGACTACCTCATCACGGTGCGCAACCCAGGCGAGCAGGAAGACCGCGTGACGCACGGCGCCGAGTTCCCCGTTGATCTGTGGCAGAAGGTCGCCAGCCCGGTCTGGATGGACATCAACCCGAGCGACACCTTGCAGTTCCGCAGCGCGCGTGAGCATGACGACGAGCGCCACATCTGCCCGTTACAGCTTGACGTGATCCGGCGCGGCGTGATGCTCTGGACGAACCCGAACGACATCGTGCTCTCGCCATTCATGGGCATCGGCAGCGAGGGCTATGTAGCGCTGGAGATGGGCCGGCGCTTTGTTGGCGCCGAACTGAAAGCCAGCTACTACGCGCAGGCAGCGGCCAATCTCGCGGCCGCCACCGCAAAGACGGAAGACCTGTTCGCTGCATGAGCGCGGGGTATTAGTGAAGCCGAACGCCAAGGTAAGCGGCGTGCCGCCACAGGACTAAAAGGGAGAGATGAAGATGGAGCAACTGCAAGCGTTTGACGGAGGCACATGCGGCACGTCCGACTTGACCGACGTGTTAGGGGTTG